CGCGCCGAGTACAGCGCAGGCGTACTAAGGGATGGCGGATGCCGGAGAACACGGTGTACGTCGGCCGTGGCAGCAAGTGGGGCAACCCCTTCGCGGTTGGAAGTAAGTTCACCATCGCAGAGCAGTTCCCTTGGGGATCCTCCAGGCTGCTCACCTTGTCAGACCTTCACGCCGCTGATTCGGTAACGCTCTACAAGCTGTGGATCAGTAATCACAACATCGCAGATGCAGTGCACGTTCATGGTGGGGAAGCCCGCGCTGAACTTGGGGGCAAGAACCTGGCGTGTTGGTGCCCACTGGACAAGCCTTGCCACGCTGACGTGTTGCTTGAGTTGGCGAACTCATGAGGGCGATGGCGTTTGAGCAGGATAAGGACGAGTGGTTGGAAGACGCGGTCGCAACCATCATCGGGATTGCCGAGAAGCAGGAGACGTTCACGGCTGATGATCTGCGCCGGGAGATGCGTGAGCCGGATGACTCGCATTGGCCTGGGACGGCGTTCACGAAGGCCCGCAGCTTGGGCTACATCGAAGGTTTCGAGGACCGGTATGTGAAGTCCACAACCCCTAGCCGCAATCACAGCGCACTGAAGCTCTGGACGAAGAAGAAGGAAGGGGCAAGGTCATGACGATTCTGATGCTCGCGTTTGTGTGTACTGCTGGTCCGCTCATGATCCACAAGGCCAGGATGCATGACGCCCGCCTGGAACCTGTTGAGGCGGTGGGCTGGGACGCCATCGAAGAAGAAACCCAGACCCGGTACGAGGACGACGCCGACAGCTACAGGAAAGGTGAGTCATGAATGACGCGCTGCTGGGGGCTGCTGCCCTTTTGGGCCTCACCTTGGCTGGTACCGCCATTTTCGTACTTATCGTGAAGTGGGCCTCAAAGTGATCCGCAATCCTCGCCGCGCCCCGCACATCCAGCAGCGCCCGGCCGAGGGCATGCCGGCTGGTGGTTGGGCTGCGGCTGATTTGAACCTTCCGTGCTGGTGGTACGACCAACTCGTACGGACTGCGACCGGCTGCGAATACCCCATCAGTGGCGACCAACGGCCAGAAAACAGGGAGGGGTCGTGAAGGCGGCATGTGACTGTGTATGCCACAAACTCGGCTACACATACTGCGACTGCCCAACGCATGCAGCGTTCGGCAACTCAACCACCCTCCCGCCGCACCTCGCAGCCAAAGCCCGCAACCCCTTGCAAGTTGAACTTGCAACAATCCTCACCAACGCAGAGAAAGAGCCAGATAAATGAGCAACCCGAAGCAGTACCGCAAGAAGCCTGTCGTCATCGAAGCCATCGAAGTTCCTGAGTTGAAGCTTGGCGAAGGGACTTTGCGGTTCGTAGATCGCACCATTGCCATCGCGAACTGGTGCGGCGGCCTATCCCACATGATGGTAAATGACGACGAGAAGGCATTTGAGGACGCCATTGTCACCGGCCCCTACATTGCTATCCCCACGCTCGAGGGCGTGATGGCAGCCCGGCCTGGCGACTTCATTATCAAGGGCGTGAACGGTGAGTTCTACCCGTGCAAGCCGGACATCTTCGCCAAGACCTATGAGGTGGCATGACCACGGATCGTATGCCTGCCCTGCTTGAACCCATCCAGAACCGACGCAACGCCGCAAAACCAGCACCATGGGACCGGCATGACGCGCAGATCCGACACACCCAGATTGACGGCTGGGTTGATCCGGAAGGCCGCAATGCTGCGCAGGAGCAGACCGAGCGGGACATCCAGTTTGTGATGAATGCTCCCACGGATCAGGCCTGCCTACTCGCCGCCATCCGGGCTGTGGTGGCTGAGATCGCGGACACCGACCTCGAAACCAACGAAGCACAACAAGGCGACCTCGCAGACCGGATCCTGGTTGCTGTTGAGGCCGCGCTCGGAGGTGAAGCATGAGCGGCTGCACCTGCACCGTAACCGATCCGAAAACATGGACCACCTGCGGTAGCGCGGTAGAGCCTGGATCGATGATGGAGCCTAACCCGTTCTGCACAGAGCACTTCCCCGAGGCCAACACCTGCGCCGAATGCAAGGTGCTTGGCGACCACACCTGGTGGTGCAAGACCGCTCCTGAAATACGGCCTGAAGATGGGACCCGCGCCTATTACTGGCGGGACTGACCATGCCTGATCTGCTCCCGGGGATGGGTGCGGACTTCTGGCAACGGCAAACCAACACCTACCCGGGATGCAGTTGTCCGGCAGCCAGGTATTCACCCATCCACCCGAAACCAACCGATGCAGAATGCCCGCTGCATGGCGGGCCAGAATCCTAGGAGTGCAGTTCTCGCCGAATTTCCTCAGCGGCCACTGATGCTTCCTCTGCGGTCTTGAATCCAGCTTTGCGAACCCGCTTGCCGTTGGCCTTAACCTGAGCAACCCAGTATCCGAATTTTTCGTAGTAGTAGACGCCGCGGAAACCTGACTTGCTGTTGACTTGGGCGCCGCGAAGGTTCTGCATATTTTGCGCGTGGCTCGCAGCTCGCAAGTGCGCAGGGTTCACACAACCAGGGTTGTGGCAAAGGTGGTCTATCACGCCGTTCTCGGGGATGGGGCCATGGGCGAGGGCATAGGAGAAGCGATAGGCGCCGGTAACGCCTCCTCTGTACTTGAGGATGGCGTAACCGAGGGTCGTCTTAGACCCGGTCCAGTTCCAGCACCCGTCAGTCTTCTCCACGCGAGACCAGAAGAACGCCTCTTTTGATTCGGCGGATGGCTTGCGCCCCTTTGTGCCAAGTGGTTTCAGGACTTCACCCCGCGCCGTCTGTTGATAGTGGCCACTGCACAACTTCTTGGCCCGCTGGGTCTGGCTGCATCCCTCGAATTCACACGTTTTATCAGACATATAGATAGCTTATACCCAAATTAGGAGAACAATGACCCTGCACACCTACCCAGAGTTGGAACAAGGCTCTGACGAATGGCTCCAAGCACGATGCGGCATCCTCACCGCATCAGTCATCGGCAACCTTGTCTCATCCCGCCAGCCGACAGCGCTGGAAACTGACTGCCCCGAGTGCGGAGCCGAAGCAAACGGCCCGTGCCTTGGCAGGCGCACACCCGAACCGATCAAGACGCTGCACTCTGCCCGGGCAGCAGCAGCCCGCGAACTGGACAGGGTAATCACCGCGGACACCACCAGCGAAACAGCACTCGGCCTCATCATGACCCTCGCGGCCGAACGCATCACCGGCTTTGTCGAACCAACGTTGCAGTCACGGGCAATGGAACGTGGACAACTGGATGAGCCCTACGCCCGAGACGCCTACTCCACCCATTACGCCAAGGTAACAGAGCTCGGCTTCATGGTCCGCGAGTTCGACGGCTTCCGCATCGGCTACTCACCAGATGGCTTGGTCAGTGAAGACGGGCTTATCGAAATCAAGTCTCGCGCCCAGAAGATCCAGCTCAAGACCGTCCTCGCTGATGAAGTGCCCGGCGAGAACATAGCCCAACTCCAAGCCGGGCTGCTCATCTCCGGCCGCCCATGGATCGACTACGTTTCCTACTCCGGCGGCATGAAGCTCTGGACAAAGCGCGTCTACCCGGACCCCGCCTGGCACGCCGCCATCCTCGACGCCGCCAACCAAGCAGAGAACATCATCGCCAACATGGTCAGCGACTACCTCACAGCAACCGCCGACATGCCGGACACCGAAAGAATTGACCACTTCCCAGAGATCGTGATCGTCTGATGGCCGGAGCAATGGGATCTCACCAGTCCGCCCGCGCCGAAACAACAACCTGGCTTACCCCGCCATTTGTTCATCAGGCACTTGGATCCTTCGACCTTGACCCGTGTGCAGCACCAAACTGGCCCACAGCTAAGCGCCACATCATCCTTCCCGAAGACGGATTCACCGCCGACTGGGAAGGCCGCGTCTGGCTCAACCCGCCCTACGGCAAAGAGGCATGGCCGTGGCTCGCGAAGCTGGCAGAGCATGGGCAAGGTACTGCGCTCATCTTCGCCCGCACGGAGACCGCTGGCTTTGTCGAGCAAGTCTGGAAGAAGGCAACGGCAGTCAAGTTCCTGTGGGGACGCCTGCATTTTCACTACCCGGACGGCACACGAGCGCCAGCCAACAGCGGCGCTCCAAGCGTCCTAGTCGCGTACGGCCCAGAAGATGCCGCCCACCTCGCCAAATCTGGGTTAGCCGGAACCTACCTACGAATCAGGGAGTAACCCCGTGGACATTTCAAAGGCGCTTGTCGCCAAGTCAGACCAGCTCAACGCCTCGGACCTCACAGGGGCGCCCATCGTCGCCACCATCGCCAGCGTGCGAAAGGGTGACGCAGCCAAACCAGTCATCATCGACCTCGTTGGCATGGACGGCCGCCCGTGGAAACCATCCAAGGGCATGCTCCGGGTAATTGCCCATGCCTGGGGCGTCGAATCGGACGCATGGGTTGGCCGGCTTGTGAAGCTAGTCAACAACCCGGAAGTGATCTACGCCGGCGAGAAAGTGGGCGGGGTCGAGGTTATCGCCATGTCGCACATCCCGGCTGAGTTCACCATCCCCGTCCGCATCAGCCAAAAGAAGGTCAAGCAGCACACCGTGACCGTCCTTGCCGAACCAGCCACCG